ATCAACTTTGGTTACTAAAATATTTGGTAACTACAATATTATAGATAATGTACTGCATTTTACTGATGCACCAATTGGAAATGTTCCTTTTGTTGGACAATCAACTAATCCAGATGAACAAGATTACATTGGTATTAGAACTAGTTCATCTTTCAGTGGAAGGGTGTTTTTAAGATCTGCAGCACCAGATACTTTATATGAACCATATAAAAATAACTATATTTTTGATGATATTTCCAATCAGTTCGATGGATTTAGAAAAACATTTGAATTAAAATCAAATGGATCTAATGTATCTGGAATATCAAGCGACAATGCGATTTTACTCATTAATAATATTTTCCAGGGACCTGTTTCAGTTGGAGTTGATGGGGATTATGATTTATCTGAAAATTCTGGAATAACTAGTGTAACTTTCACTGGTTCAGAAATTTCTAATAGTTATGATGTGAATACATCTAGTATTCCGAGAGGAGGTATTATTCTTTCTATTGGATCTACTTCTGGATTTGGTTATCAACCACTTGTTTCTGCAGGAGGAACTGCAGTTGTTTCTTTATCCGGTACAATTCAATCAATAAGTATCGGTAATAGTGGTTCTGGTTATAGATCAGGAGTTCAAAGTATTATAAATGTTGGAGTTAGGACGGATAACCTTGAAAATTCAAGCATTGAATTTATTGGTACTGCATCAGTTATAAATGGCAGTGTTGTCAGTATTGCAATTACAAATCCTGGAGTAGGATACACAATATCAAATCCACCATCAGTTATATTTGATCCACCCCTTTCATATTCAAATATTCCACTAGTCTATAGTTCAAAATCAACAACAGGATTTGGAACTGGTGCCAATATTGATATTGTTGTTGGACAAGGATCAAGTGTAGTTTCTTTCGAAATAAAAAATCTTGGTTATGGGTATAATATAGGTGAAATTTTAACTGTTTCGATTGGAGGTACGACTGGAATACAGACAACATCTTCTCCAAGTTTCTCAGAGTTTCAAATTATAGTTGATCAGATTTATTCTGATCAACTTGCTGCTTGGGTTGTTGGAAATCTTCAAGTTATTGATCCATTGGACTCTCTTTTTAATGGTCAAAGAACAGTATTTCCAATATTAATAGAGGGGAACCAAACTACTATAAGATCTGAAAAATTACCTAGACAAGAAGTTCAATCTGCTTTGCTAGTCTTTATAAATGATATTTTGCAAGTTCCTGGACAAGGATATATTTTTAACGGCGGAAGTACAATAACATTCACAGAGGCACCAAAAGAAGGTGACACCTCTAAGATACTATTCTACAAAGGAACTGCTGATGTTGATACTAGAGTTGTAGATATCTTGGAAACGATAAAAATTGGCGATTCTGTAACTCTTAAGAGTGATAATATTTCTCTGGAACAGGATGATAGATTGGTAACGGAAATTATTTCTTCCGATTCAGTAGAAACAAACTTATATTCTGGGTCAGGAATATCTCAGGATTTGAATTTACTAAGACCCGTTCTTTGGTGCAGACAAACTGAAGATTTATTCATCAATAATCAACCTATAGGAAAGGATAGAATAATATATGAACCATATATTCAACCAGTTTCAAATATTATACAAAACGTTGGAGTAGATTCTACAGTAATTTTCACAGAAAGTGTTAAAACATTTTTCGATAGCGAAAAAGAATATATTCGTGACGGTATAACAGAAAAACCACAGAACAAGATTTTGATTATATCACAAGATAACTTAGTTTCTGCTGAAGCAACATCTGTTGTTTCATCTTCTGGAACTATTTCTTCGGTTGTTATAACTGATGGTGGTGTTGGATATACAACATCACCTACAGTTTCAATACAAAATTCACTTGATTATCTCATTTCTTCTTCTGGTAATGTTGGTATTAATACAACTTTAATTACGGGTATTAATACTTCAAATATTGCTATTGGATATGAAATATTTGAACCACTTTCTGTAGTTTCCGCCGGGACCACAATATCGTCTATAGGAATTGGATCTATTGCTATTTCAATAGAAACTTTAAATACAGAAGTTAAAAATAATGTTAACTTCAAGATTGGTTTGGGAATAACGGCACTAGCAGTTTCTTCAATATCTATTGGTGGTACTGTTTCATCTATTTCAATAACAAATCCAGGTTCTGGATATAGTACCTCTAATCCACCAATAGTTTTAATCGAACCACCACAACCAAAATATGAGATTATTGATAATATTTCTTATTCTGGAGACTTTGGAGTTATAACTGGAATTAAAACAACCACTGTTGGCGTAGCATCAACAGGTATAATATTTGACCTCTTTATTCCTTTAAGTTCTCCATTGAGAGACGGTAAATCAGTTACGGTAGGAGTAGCAACTACAGGAATTAGTGGGATTCAAACTGGATATTATTTTGTCATCAATAAGTCAAATGTTGGTAAAGGAATTACATCATTAAACTCTTCTGGTGGAGTTGTTGGTATAGGTACTACATTTATTGATAATATCTATCAAGTTGCTGCTGTTTCAATAGCACAAACCGCAGTTCCTGGAGTTGGTATTACTTATGTTTCAAAAGTAACTGTAAGTATTTCTGATTATAATGGATTATCTGGTTTAGGTTTTAGTGGTTTTTACGGAGAGTATAGTTGGGGGAGAATTTACACTCCTATTCGTATAGATCCACAGCAGTTTACCTCATATGCAAATGTTGGTGGTATTTCAACATCTCCAATAGTACAAAGATATAATAGACTGAAATATATTGGATATTCAACCTCATAAATAGATAAAAAACCGTAAAATGTCTGCAATTATAACTGACCAATTAAGAATTTTAAACGCGAAGAATTTTGTTTCAGCAGCAACTTCTTCAAGTAATTTTTATTATTCTTTTGTTGGTTTAACTAATGCAACTGATTACAACTCATCTTGGGATTTAAATCCACCATCTCCTAGAGATAGTTTTGAGCAAGAGAATGATTATTGGGATACAATGGTTGCTCTAAAAAGGATTAAATCAAGTGATGTGAATCAAGTTGTTAGGAAAAACACATGGTCTTCCGGAACAACTTATGATATGTATCGTCATGATATTAGCAGAACAAAGACATCTAAGCCATCGGGTGCAACCAGTTTATATTCTTCAAACTATTATGTAATTAATAGCGATTTTAAAGTTTATATTTGCCTTCAAAATGGAACTGATCCAGAAAACCCAGAAGGAAGACCATCATTAGATGAACCAACTTTTACAGATTTAGAACCAAAATCTGCTGGCGATAGTGGAGATGGATATATATGGAAATATTTGTACACAATAAAACCAAGCGAAATTATAAAATTTGACACTGTTAATTTTATACCAGTACCAAAAAATTGGGAAACCTCTAGTGAATTTTCTCCAATCAGAAATGCTGCCGCATCTTTGAATAATCAGTTAAAAATTATTACGATAACAAATCGTGGCGTTGGATTAGGAACAGCAAATAGAACTTATACTAATGTTCCAATCAAAGGTGATGGGAGTGGTGCTAAAGCTACTATAGTCATCAACAATAATTCTAAGGTAGAATCAATTGTAATTTCATCTGGTGGTTCGGGATATACTTACGGGACTGTCGATTTAGTCGGAGGAAATGTTCCTACTGGTTCAGTGACACCAACATTTGATGTCATTATACCACCAAAAGGAGGTCATGGATCCGATATTTATAGGGAATTGGGTGCTTTTAATGTTCTTATTTTTTCAAGAATAGAAAATGATATAGAAAACCCAGATTTTATTATAGGAAATAAAATTGCTAGAGTTGGATTGGTTGAAAATCCTCAAGCTTATGACTCAGTTTCTTTATTAGATATTGATAAAGTAAGTGCAGTATATGCTTTAAAATTAACTGGAGTTGGATATAGTAGTGCCATATTTACACCAAATACAAGAATTACTCAAACTATTAGCACGGGAAGCACTGCTGTTGGTAGAGTTGTTTCTTATGATCAAAATACTGGAGTCTTAAAATACTGGCAAGATAAAAGTCTTGTTGGATTTAATAGTGATGGGTCACAAAATTCATCCCCAACATATGGAATAAGTCTTAATAGATTTACTAGTTCTGTTGGAACTGGAGGAACAATAGTATTGAATAATACTAATCTTTTGATTGATACATCATTTACTGGTTTATCTACTACACTAAATAATAGAACATACAATCTTGGACAATCTTTTATTAACGGAATATCAAATCCAGAGGTAAAGAAATACTCCGGAAATATTATTTACGTTGACAATAGACCATCAATTACAAGATCATCAAATCAAAAAGAAGATATTAAAGTTATTTTGCAATTCTAAAGAATTATGTCACAGGAAACCAACCTCAACATCTCTCCATATTTTGATGATTTTGATGTAAATAAAGATTATTATAAAGTTTTATTTAAACCTGGTTATCCAATTCAAGCAAGAGAATTGACAACTTTGCAGTCAATTTTACAAAATCAAATTGAACAGCACGGAAAACATATTTTTAAAGAGGGGTCCGTTGTAATTCCTGGACAATTAAAATACGAAAATCCACTTTATGCTGTAGAGATTGAATCTACCTTCAATGGTTCTCCAATTTCATTGTATTTTGATCAGATTCTTGGAAAAAAACTTAGAGGATCTATAAGTGGAGTTTCTGCAGAAGTTGTCTATGTTTTAAGCGCCTCAAATTCTGAAAGAGGTAATTATACTTTATATCTAAAATATCTTGAAAGTGGTGGAAAAGATTTTGCCAATAAAACATTTCAAGATGCAGAGGCCATATTACTAGAAAGTCCATTATTAACTTATGGCAATTTTTCTATACAATCTGGTCAAGGAGTTTGCAATACAATATCTACAAATGCAATTTCTGAAGCATCTGCGGTATCTGTTGCAAGTGGAGTTTATTTTGTAAGAGGAGTTTTTGCTAGGGTAGATTCTCAAACTATTCTTTTAGATCAATATTCAACATCTCCTTCATACAAAGTTGGATTTAATATAATCGAAGAGATTGTAACATCAGATGAGGACAATAGTTTATTTGATAATGCGCAAGGATTTTCTAATTATTCTGCACCTGGAGCAGATAGATTTAAAATCACTCTTGAATTAGATAAAAAAGATATTAATGATTTAGAAACTAATAGTTTTGTTGAAATTTTAAGAGTAGAAAACGGAGTTCCTCAATTTTTTAATGTAAATCCACAATATAATCTAATTAGGGACGAGTTAGCAAGAAGAACATATGATGAATCTGGAAATTATTTTGTAAGACCTTTTACCTTATTTGTTAGGGATAGTCTTAATGATAGAGTTTTGAATAATGGGATTTATTTTAAAAATCAATTGACAGTTCAAGGAAATAATCCCAAAGAAGATTTGATGATTTATCAAATTGGTCCGGGAAAAGCATATGTAAATGGTTATGATGTAGAAACAATTGCTCCAAAATTATTAGATGTTCCAAAAACAAGAACTACTAAAACAATTTCAAATCAGGTAATTTCATATAATGCAGGTACTCTATGTGTAGTAAATAATTCTTATGGTTCTCCAACTATAGGAATTGGTACTAATACTGTAGTTAGTTTAATGAATTCTAGAATTGGAGCATCTCCAAATGTTGCCTCAGGTACAACTATTGGTTATGCTAGAGTTTATGACTTTATTCCTGAAAGTGATTATGTAGATGATACTAGTAGATTAAATCTTAGATTATTTGATGTTCAAACATTTACTAACATACAAGTCAACACTCCATTTGCAAATGGACTTTCAACTCCAGCATTTATTGAAGGAAAGAGAAGTAAAGCATCTGGATATTTAAAAGAATCAGTATCTGCAGGCATATCAACTTTAACTTTATACGAAACTACTGGAAATTTCCTAGAAAATGAACAGATTACGATTAATGGAATTGATGATGGTAGACTAATAAAAT